AAGGACCCCACTGTTCTTCCTTCCAATACCTCCCTAAAAACCACCGCAACGGTCCAAGCCGGTCCAGCTCTCGGCCAACCTAAACAGAATTGATACAGATGCCAGCCAAGTCGAAAATACCCCTTCGGGGAGCGGTTAAGCCACGCCTCGAAAATAAACCTCTAAACACAAAAAATAGAGGCGCAGAGGTAGCAGAGCTCGCAGAATCGATCTCGATGCCATTAATGGAATGGCAACGTTATGTACTCGATGATTTACTTAGTATTAATGAAGAAAATCAATTTATACGCAGATCCTCACTCCTCATAGCGGCCCGGCAAGTTGGAAAATCGCATATCGGCAGAATGAGAGCTATAGCAGGGCTCGTATTATTCGGCGAAAAAAATCAGCTAATAATGAGCTCTAATCGCTCAATGGCTTTAACTAACTTTAGAGATATCTGTAATATCTTTGAAGATAATGACCACTTGGGTAAATTGGTAAAACAGATCAGATACGCGAACGGTACCGAATGTATCGAGATGCGTAACGGTAATCGCTTAGATGTAGTAGCGGCTACTCGCGACGGATCGCGTGGACGTACTGCCGATTTTCTCTGGATCGATGAAATCCGCGAAATCAATGCCGAAGCTTTCGCGGCCGCACTTCCGGTAACACGTGCCCGGCCTAATTCACAAACGTATCTAAGTTCAAACGCAGGCGACGCCTTTAGTACTACGCTAAACGATTTACGAGAAAAAGCTTTAAGTAATCCACCTGAGAGCTTCGGCTTTTACGAATATTCAGCGCCACAATGGGCCGCGCTAGATGATCGTAAAGGCTGGGCTATGGCTAATCCAAGCTTGGGCATAATGATTACCGAAGAAGCTATAGAAGAAGCTTTATCAATTAATACAGTTGAAAACTTCCGAACCGAAACGCTCTGCCAATGGATCGATAGCCTTCAATCGCCATTCCCACATGGCTCAGTTGAAGCTACAAGTAATAAAGATCTGGTGCTATCGCCTGGTCCTTTAACTGTAATGGCTTTCGATATTAGCCCAAGCCGCAGAGATGCAAGTTTAGTAATGGGTCAGATAACGCCCGAAGGTAAGTTCGGAGTGTGCGTACTTGAAACTTTTCATGCGCCCGTAGCTGTAGATGAATTGGCAATAGCCGCCGCTATAAAAAAATGGTGCGATCTCTATTATCCGCGAGTAGTCTGTTTCGATAAATATACTACCGCCAGCGTTGCTAGCCGCCTTGAAAGATCCGGCGTAACAGTTCGCGATATCAGTGGCCAGACGTTTTACCAAGCTTGCTCGGATCTACACGATCAATTAACTAATGGCCGGTTAGTGCATTCGGGCCAAGATGTACTAATTCAACACATGAATAACTGCGCGGCTAAAACTAACGATAGCTCTTGGCGCATAGTCCGGCGTAAATCAGCTGGTCCGGTCGATATAGCTATAGGCCTAGCGATGGTAATTCACGTGCTAGTCCAACCCCAAGAAGCCGCGAAAATATATAGCGACACGTAAACAGATAACGGGAAATGTACTTGACTTTTACGAAAAACTTAACTCATGGGATTACTGCAAACTTTAGGCCTTAGGCCAAGTACTAACAAAGTAGAGGCACAGCTAGCGCCTGCCGTAATGAGTACTACTTATGGCTATGGATCATATAACACCGGCACTTCTTGGGGATTAGGAACAATGCTTCGTGAAGAAGCAATTCAGGTACCAGCGGTTAATGCGTGCAGAAATATTATTACCGGAGTTATCGCTTCACTCGATATCGAATTATATAAAAAATCTACAGGCGAACAAATAGGTAAGCCGCTTTGGTTAGATCAACCAGATTTAAGACAGCCACGTGCAGTAACGATAGCTTACACAATCGATTCACTAATATTTAATAACGTCGCGTACTGGCGCCAAACTGAACAATACGCCGATGATGGCAGAGGCTCACGCTATGAGTGGATCTCTAATAGTCGCGTAACATTTACTACTAATAAATACGGCACAGAAATCGATCAATATTTTCTCGATGGTAATTCCGTTCCTATGTCCGGTAATGGAAGTTTAATTACATTTCAGGGAATTAACGCCGCAGGAGTTTTACAATCTGGCTCACGAACAATTCAAGCCGCCCTAGATTTGGAAAAAGCTTCGGCTGTATCAGCTTCTACGCCAATGCCTACCGGTTATATTAAAAATACTGGAGCAGATTTACCAGAATCACAAATCGCCGGATTATTAGCATCATGGAAAGCCGCACGCCAATCTCGTAGCACTGCGTATTTAACTTCTACTTTAAGTTATGAAACTACAGGATTTAGTCCTAAAGATATGATGTATAACGAAGCTCAACAATTTTTAACTACGCAAATATGCAGATTATTCGGAGTGCCGGCTTACATGTTATCGGCTTCAATGGACACGTCTATGACCTACCAAAATATTTTAGATTCTCGTAAAGACTTCATGGCTTACACACTGCAACCTTATATAACATGTCTAGAAACACGTTTATCGATGAACGATATGACCGCTAACGGAAACATAGTCAAGTTCGCAGTGGACGATACCTTCTTACGCGCCGATCCATTACAAAGATTAGCCGTAACAGAAAAACTATTAGATCTTGGCTTAATCGATGTTGAGCAAGCTAAAGAAATGGAAGATCTAACCCCAGAAGGAAATATGAATCCAGAAATAAATGAGGTAATGGACTAATGGAAAAAATAACACATTTAACGTTTTCTAGTGATATCGAGAGTAGCGATACAGGCCGTAGGTTAATCTCTGGGGTCGTATTGCCATTTAACAAAATTGGCTCAACCAGTGCAGGCCCAGTTTTATTTGAAAGCGGTAGCGTTGAAATCCCAGATGCTCGCCGTATTAAATTATTAGCACAGCATAACCAGATGGATCCAATAGGCCGCGCACAAAGTTTCAAAGTTACCCAAGATGCTATCTATGGCACATTCAAGATTAGCGCTAGCTCTAAGGGCACAGATTATTTAACTCTAGCCGCAGAGGATTTAGTTAGCTCCTTATCTATCGGCGTAGATGTAATTAAAGCAAAGAAAAACGCAGACGGCGTACTAGTCGTGTCTAGCGCAGTTATGAAAGAAGTTTCCTTAGTCGAATCCCCTGCCTATGCAGATGCGATCGTAACTAAGGTGGCCGCAAGCGAAAGCGAAACGGAAGAAGCTCCAACCCAACCAACTACCGAAAGTGAGGCTATCTTGGACGTAAAAGCTCCAGAGCCAACAGATACACCGGCAGAAGCGACTACTCCAATCGTAGAAGCCGCACGCCCAACAGTTACAGCACCATTAATCCAAACTACACTTCGTTCGCCAATTACCTCTATGGCGGCATACACAGAGCACAAAATTAAAGCCGCGTTAGGTGATGAAGATTCAAAGCTTTATGTAACAGCTGCGGATTCATTTACAAATAACCCAGCATTTAATCCAACACAATATCTAACCGAGTTCGTAACTAATACTCGCTTCGGTACTCCTGCTATTGATGCATGTAGTCAAGGCGTTTTACCAGAAATCGGTATGTCTATTTCAGTACCTTCACTAGTTACGTCAATTGCAGGTGGTACAGGTGTAGCACCAGTAGTAACAGTAGAAGCCGAAGGCGGCGCAGTACAAAATACCGATATGGAAACCGCGTATCTTACAGGCACAGTTTCGAAGTACAGCGGCATGAACACCCTATCGATTGAGCTACTCTCCAGAGCTGGGTATCCCGGCTTTTATGCAGAGCTTACACAGCAGTTACAGAATGCTTATTTAACTGCTATTGATACAGCTGCACTAACAGCTCTATTAGCGGCGGGTACAAATGCAACAGCAGAAACAGCAGACAGCGCTGGAATTATTGATTATTCTGCTCAAGCTGCATCATTAATCTATAAAAACACTGGTTATTTTGCGCAAAATTATATTTCTAATCCTGCGCAGTACCAAGCATTACTAGGCGCCGTAGATACTACTGGCCGTCCTATTTACAATGCCATTCAACCAATGAATGCAGCTGGACAGGTTGCACCTTCTTCAATTCGTGGAAATGTTTTAGGACTTGATCTATACGTAGATAAGAACTTTACAGAAACTACATTCGACGATAACTCGGCTGTAATCCTTGCACCAGAAGCATTTACCGTATATCGCTCACCTCAAGCGTTCATGTCTGTAAATGTAGTTTCAAATCTTCAAGTACAGGTGGCTATCTACGGCTTCATGGCAACAATCGCCAAGATGCCTTACGGAATCATCAAGTACGCAAAGATCTAAAAACACCTTAAGAATCTCTAGGGCTTAGTAGCCCTTAGCCCTAGAGAGCTATTAGCAAAGGAGTAGAGATATGGCCGCAACTTATGTAACGGTCGCTGAGTTACGCGCCGATCTTGGGATAGGTACGCTCTACTCCGATGCAACAGTAGAAGAAGTGTGCTCAACGTCGCAAGATTTATTAAATCAATATCTATGGTTTAACAGTGCTCCGGTAGTAGCCACTTCTATATCTAATAACGTCGCTACTGTAATGCTAGCTAATCCCGGTATATTCGTAACTGGTCAATCTGTAACCATCGCTGGAAGCGGTGCAAACTTTAACGGTGCCTATACTTTAACTGGCACTATACCTTTCTCAACCGGCACAGCTAATTTATTACCTGCTATCTGGTGGAATTGGGCTTATCAAACTTATCCAAGCGGATATAGCTTTATTCAATATACAAAGGTGCACGCGGATCTACCTTTCGTTCGCGTATTACCTTATGGCACGGCCACCGGGCCCGACACTAAAACAGCCACCTACGCTAATACCCCAGCGATCCGTCAAGCTGCGATGATAATCGCCGTAGATATATGGCAGGCCCGGCAGGTTTCTCAAACAGGCGGTAACGGTATGGACGGTTACTCACCTTCGCCTTATCGAATGGGTTACCAATTAATTAACCGAGTACGTGGATTAATCCAGCCGTACGCTAATCCTCTTGCACTTATAGGCTGATATGCCAGCCGCGATAACTACCTTAAGAGGCACGCTAGCTACAGATCTAGCTAATGCCGGTGTCTGGAGCACATTCGCTTTTCCTGCTCCAACATTATTAGCCAACTCAGTAAGCGTAATACCGGCGGATCCTTACATAACTCCGACTAATAACGATAACGCGACTATCGCACCACTCGCTTCATTTTCTATTTTAATAGCTGTGCCTGCCTTTGATAACCAAGGCAACCTAGCAAGTATCGAAACATTTTTAGTAGCTGTATTTCAAAAGATAGCAGCTTCTAATTTAGCACTAACAGTTACTAGCGTATCCGCTCCGTCGATCTTAAACGCGGCTAGCGGTGATCTTTTAACTTGCTCGATCAATATCTCAACACTCACGACTTGGAGCTAATCAAATGGCAGATGAATACGATATAAACGAAAATAACTTTCTGGCTCGAATAGGTCAGATAAAAGAAACACCTAAATCTAAAGCTGCGCCAATCGCAGAGAAAGAGGAGTAATCATGGCAGTAATGCTCAATTCTAAGGTTGGCGTGAAAATCGCTACTGTAGATATTTCCGATCACGTATCAAGTGCAACACTTTCACAAACTTTTGATGAGTTAGAGATCACCTCACTTGGGGATACAGCTCATAAGTTTACTAAAGGCCTAGAGGCTAGCACGCTATCTCTAGACTTCTTTAATGATTTTGCAGCTTCACAGATCAGCACGTTATTACAAACTAATTACGGCTCAACTGTAAG